CTAGGCTTGGGCTTGACCCGATAGCGCATAGCCAACGTCTGCTGCGCCAGCTGTGTGGCTGCTTCGTTGCGAGTGAGCCCATGCGCTTTGGCATAGGCGTCGAGTTGTTCGGCCTCTCGATCTGACAAATCGAGGCCCTGGTTTCTGGAATGCGGTGGAGTGGACACAGGCGTTCATTTCTGCGTTACGCAAAAGTTGATGAAAAGACGCGCAATCGGCACGCCTGTGTCACTGGTTTGTCGCTCGCATTTCCGTAGCTGGCTGCGCAGAATTAGAGCCATGCATACGACTCAAACTCTCCAGCACCAACTCACGCAAAAAGGCCGAGGTCTGCATGCCGTTGAACGCGGCCATGGCCTCAGCCAAGCGCGCCTCTGTGTCGTTGAGCGACAAGTTCACACGGTGCTTGCGAATGTGGGTGGGGTCTGCGTACATATGAAATTTCTCTTTCTTTTAGATGGTGCAAGCTGGATGAAGCTGGCGCTTCGCAGCGAGATACGCCTCTTGTGCTTCTTGAGCAGTAGCAAACTGACCAAGGTATTGATTGCGTTTCCCAACGCCAATGAAGGCGGCGAATCGGTTGCCGCGAGCTCGGCTGACACCAAGCAATCCCGTGGAATTTCTGGAGGAAGCGTTCCTCTTGTTCTGCACGTTCAGCGCCTGAGGAATGACGCGCAGATTTGCAATGCGGTTGTCTTCCTTGTTGCCATTGATGTGGTCGACGCCAGACTCTGGCCAAGCCCCATGGCTCAGAAGCCATGCCAGCCGATGGGCATAGAGCTTTTGACCACAAATGTTCACGGCCAGATAGCCGCGCTTGTTCTTGGAACCAGCAACAGTTCCAGAAGCGATGCCGTACCTTGGGCTTTTCTTCCAGTGCAACAGCCCGGTCATGGCGTCATAAGTGAGCCAGTCATGAACATCGGCAAGAGTCAGCGCTTTCATGGTTCAGGCCTCCTGGGTGGTGGGGGTGGAATCGCGCAAGTAGGCCCAGTCAACGTCAGGGCGCAGCGCTTCGCATGTCACTGCGCGCTTGGACTCGCGATCAATCGCAATGCACAGCTTTTCTCCCAGCTGCTGCCCCTTGCTGATCGCTTTGCGCAGATAGCCCTCGCTGGTGCCGCAACGCTCCACGAAAGAAGCGCGATCTGCTTTACCAAGGCCGTTCAAGTAGTTGAGGAGTGTTTGCATGTCTGCATTATTACCGTTTAGTAATGCGATGACAACACCCTTTGGTGATTTACCTAGCAGTAATCGAGAATCGCCCGATGGTTAATAGATCCGAAGCAGCTATCCGCGATGCAGAAAACAGGCGAGCACGCCTTCGTCAATGGATTGACGAAAAATTCAACGGCTCGCAGGCTGCATTTGTCAGTGCACACAAACTTAATCAAGGTGAAATCTCAGCACTGCTGAAAGACAAGTCTTTCGGTAGCGTCAAGGCGCGCAACCTTGAGGCTCAGACAGGAATGCCGGAGCAGTACCTAGAGATAAGAGACTCCGCACCTCCAGCGCAGCCGATTGAGCTTTTGCGTGCTGATAGAGAAGTTGTCGAAGGCTATGTCCGCCTTCCAGTCTTGGCAGAGGCTGCGGCTGGACATGGCAGGTATCCAGCGCAAGAGGTTGTTCAGCACATTGATGTGCTGGAGAGCTATATCCGCCAGCGCTTGAACGCAAACCCTCGCAACTTGAAGGTTCTGACCGCCAGGGGCAGCAGCATGACCGGCGTGATCGAAGATGGCGACATCATGTTTGTGCAGCCCACCAACGAGTTCACGGATGACGGCATCTACATCCTGACACTAGATGAGCTGGTGCGCGTCAAACGCCTCAGCGTGTCCATGGCCACAGGCAACGTGCTGATTGAGAGCAACGATGGACGCAAGGCGGAAGAGTTGCCGCTTAAAGAGGTGCCACATCGCCTGCATATTCAAGGACGTGTGCTGGGGTCATGGTCGCTGCGCAGTTTTGCTTGAACGAGCAGTGCAGAAAGTTCGAGGGAGATTGACTATGCAAAGAAACTTGCGACTACTCATTGTTAGTACCGCACTAATCATGACTGCTTGCGGAAAAAGCGAACTTGGCACAGTGGCCCAAACAGCGCCTTCATTAGCCGCACCTCAGCATAACGGCGCAGAGCTTTGGGGCGGAGCTAGACATGGAATGACTGCCGATCAGGTGCTTGCCACATCCGCAGATATCAAACCCAAAACAGCGCCATCAAGCACTCTTTACAGCGGCGCAGAGCAACTTTTAGAGCGAAATGGGATAAGTATTGCTGGAGCTGAGTTTGATGCCCAATACTTTTTCCTTGATGGGAAGCTCGAGCAGATAACGCTAGCCCTTGACCCGACAGGAAAAATTTTTAGCGAAGCAGAATTTGTTGCAAATGAAGCAAAGGATGCTCTAACCGCTAAGTATGGACCGCCACTTAACTGCAAAAACTTCAAAGGCGGCATATCCAAGGGCTTTAGTTGCAACTGGGCGCGCCAGGACGGCAATACACGCTTGTTCTTGAATGCTATAGACGAGACTAAGCCGACGCTCAATATTGTTTACCAGACACAGCTTGCAAAAAATGCCAGTAATTTATAACCCCCTACGCCGCGCCCTTCCCTACGCCTTTGCCTTCTGGGCGGTGGTGGGTTTGGCGTGGGTGGCTTGGGAGTGGTTTGCGTCTTGACCGAATCTTCAAAAAACAGGGGAAATCAATTTGTCGGAAATATTAAATCTTCGTAGCCCGACTGATTGGGAGATGCGAGAAAAATTCCTCCCAAGTCTTATTGCAGATGTTGAGAATATAGAAAGAATTATTGGCAAATATGATTTACCTAGAGCGCCAGCAGGCTCGGCTTACGGCACCGGAATGGTCATATGTGGATTTAACAAATGCAACGAAAAGCACTATCGTGGTTTTTTGTTAAAACTTAAAGATGGCAGAGAAACAATCATTGGTCGTGATTGTGGAAGAAAAAAGCTTGGCGTTGTATTTGAAGAGATCGTGGCATCCTTCAAGGCAGACGAAACGCGCCATGCTAGGAAGACCGTCATTCAAGAACTTCAAGATACAAGAGACTCCGTAATTTCCGAGGCAGAGTCACTTTTGCCAAAAGTAGAACAGGCAGAGAATAGAGTCTCCAACTTCATTCAGGATTTATCAAAATTTTCTGGATTCTGGAGAAAACTAGAGGAAGCCAATGCTCTAGATGGCAAAGTTCTGATTGAAGTTGAAAAATCAAAATGGGTTGAATCGACCAGCAAGGCCAATGTCGCAACAGGCGCTCTAATCCGGGGGCTGCATATTATTTTTTCAGACAACTCTGTTTATCGTAGAGGACTACGTATAAAAGTTTTGCACTGGCTCCGACAAGGTATAGAGGAAGAAATAACGCTTGCTGGTGATGATATTAAAAAGCTCGGAGAACTTGTTTCTAAAGCCGCTGAGGTGCGCAATATCGTCAGAGAGGCTGCGGCATTTTGCGACAGCGCCAATCAGTTCTTCACCGCAGAAAATATTGCCGGGCTAGATGTCATTCGCGATCAACAGCTTCGGAGGGCTGAAAAATCCAACGCCCTAGACCGGGCACTTCGACGACAGACGCAGGCTTGTAATGCCGCCAGTAGCTAGATGCCATTGCGTCTATGAAGGCAAATATCTGCTCAATGCCTTCGCTTTCTCTCCCTCTTTCGAGGGCAATGTCAATCACCAGATCCTTTTCTGGAAAAGCTGCAACCCAATCTACAGCAGCCTTTGCCACATCGCAGCACCTGGGTAGCTCTGAGTAAACAGCACCCAGTGTTGAGATGGAGATGCTGCCATCACCTCCCTTCCTGAAGATCAACGCATCGAAGTCCAGCAGCGTCACCTTGTCATCACCCGCCTCAGCGGGCTTTTTTTCGTCTGTGTGGTGTGTGGTCATGGGGGGATAGTACACAAGATCGAAAAAATAATTACTTTTTGGTATTGCTTTTTAAATTACCGTTTAGTAATATTCACCCCATCGCAGCACCAAACAGCGAAACACCCAAGGCCCAGCGATCCGGGCCGAAGCCGACAGGAAGCAAAGGCGGGGTTAGCTCCAAGGGAGCGCAGCAGCAGGTGCAACAAAGCGATGGGTGCCAAGTGATCGAGCCAGCACCTCGGGTCTTTAAACCTGTTGCCGCCGATGTTGCTCCCCAGCCTGTTTGGGGTTCGTCCGGCTCAATAGCACCCGTGGGCATGGCCACGGCTCTGCGCGGTGTCCCTACCGTATCCAGTCGCCAAAGATGCGTACAAGGTCAACAGGGTGAGGTGAACAGGGCTACCAAGAACAGCAAATCCCTCCGAGCAATCGGCGCTGCCCTGAGCGAGATCAGGGCAAACACAAGCAGCTTCCACCAGGAGGCTGTTTTTATTTCTACCAAGGAGATGAGCATGTGCGATTGCCGCGCTGATATTGAAAAACGTTTGACTGCCCTTTACGCACCGAAACTTCCAGACTCGCGGGATGTAGAGGCAAGACTTATGGGCTACGCCATAACTCTTGGAAGCAGCCTTTCCGTGCGCGCCTACATGCCAGCCGAAATTCGGCACACAGTCACTGTCAAGAAAACAGGAGCTGACAAGCGCAAAACCGAGAAGGTCAATATGTACTTCAGCTACTGCCCCTTCTGCGGTGAAAAGCTAGCCAAAGACAAATAACGCCCCAGACCACCCGCGATAGGCGCGCGGCCCGACAGGGGTAAGTGTCGGGAGTTCGAAGGTACAGCTGCCCACGCCGACAGCGCACGGTGTCGGATATTGATCCGGCTAGGCCAAACCAGAATGGCAATCTATGAGATTGGAGAGTATCGTGTAAGTGATAGCGCCCTGTGGGCATAAAACACCGCCGCCTGCAGCGATATGCAGGGCGATTCAGAAGGCGGACTGACTGGCGCATAGCGTGGCCGGTGCTTTGCACTTTGCGCGCTCCCTGAGAAGTCCTCACCAGTTCGCCCCCTAAATCGTTTTCCAGCCGGGTCGTGGGTATCTCCACCCTCCCTCTCATGCATTCCCATGACACGCCGAAAGGCGCCGGCTTTCTTTTTTGTGGGGTTCACGTTCCGTGGACTTTTGCCCGCTGTGCAGCAATGTGCAGCGGGCTTTTTTCCTCCGCCTGAGACTGAGCACCATTTCCATCCAATTTCCACCCAACAACCCCACTGCCCGCACGACGCGGGCTTTTTCGTTTCTGGAGGTTCTATGCACCCCAACGCAGAAATATTGAATGGCATTGCGCGTGGGCAACGCGCCTTTGCACGATTCACGCCCCATGAGCAGGAATTCACGCCTTTGGAATTGCTGTCGTCCAGCGCGCTGCACGCACTGCTAAAGCCTGGGCCTGGCGTCGAGTTGCAGGGCAAGTGGGAGTTCAAGCTGGACGCCGATACCGAGGTGCAGCCATGACGCTCAATGCCATAGACCCTTTGATGCTTCCAATCCATGAGCAAAAGCTCTACTACGCCAACCGCCGGATAGCGGCGCTACAGGCAGCCATCGCCCAGACGGTGCCCCCTGCTCCCTTGTCTGGGGTTTTGTCGATGCGCTACGAGCACCCCGGTCTTGGGTGGCTGACTGTGCACTACACGATCAGTGAGGAAGAAGGCGCAACGGTGCTGGCGACGTATGTGTACTCCGTGGACATCTGCGAGCGCCTGGATGAAGGGGAGCTTGCCACCATCAGCGACGCATGCGCAAAGGCTTACGAGCAGGCCTGCAGCGAAAGCAATCTGGATTTTGAAATCGAGCGCCGCTATGGATAACCCATTCGACTACACACCACATCCCGCCTACCCACCGCCACTGCCGCCCGAGCAAGTGCGGGAGCTGCTGGGGCCTACAGATTCCGAGCACAGCGCGGATGCGCTTTAAGGAGACAAACCATGCTTTTCAAGATCAAAGTCAAAGGTGCGGGGGTCTTCACCCTGCCATTCCCATCCAACCGCGCAGCCCGCGTCTGGGCTGATGTTTGCTTTCCGCGCTGCCCACCGGCCAGCGTGTTCCGTGTGGAGGTGGCGGCATGACCGCCCCCATCCAACTGCAGCGCATCCCAAAGCGCAAAACCACCAAGCCCGCCACTGTGCGGGCTTTGTTTTGGTGGATCGCTTCCGTCTGCTTCTTCACCGCATGTGCCGCTGCCATATCGAGATTCGCATGAGCTGCACTACCGGCAAAAAGCCTCTGGACTACGAGCGCGCCCAGAAGCTGGCCAGCAAATCCAGCGCCTCCCACACCCATCCCATGACCGCCTACAAGTGCTACGCCTGCGGCTGGTGGCACCTGGGCCAGCCATTCCAAAAGCCCAAGCGGCTTCCCTACGTTCGCAAGAACAACCATCAATTGAGGTTTGTATGACTTCAACCCCCAAGCACGAGCTGAATCCCGCTGTCTTTCGCGCTGAGTACCGACGCCTGCGCCGCCGAGGATTCACGCGCGCCCAAGCGGCAGAGATCGCAACCTGGTTCAGCGAGCCACTTCCCTTCTAAACCCCAAGCCACCCCAAGGAACCCATCATGTCTATTGCAACCCTCGTGCTTGGCCAGTCTGGCACCGGCAAATCGGCCAGCCTGCGCAACCTCGACCCGGCTGACACATTGTTGATTCAGGCTGTTAAAAAGCCGCTGCCGTTTCGCGCCAGCACATGGAGCTACTTCAACAAAGACACCAACCCCAGCGGAAACATTTTTGTAACGGACCAATCCGCGCAGATCGTAAAGCTGATGAAGGGAACAAAGCGCAGCGTGATCGTGCTGGATGACTTCCAGTACATCCTGGCCAACGAGTTCATGCGCCGAGTTCTGGACAAGGAAACCGGCAATGCCGCGTTTGCCAAGTACAACGAGATTGCCCGCAGCGCGTGGGACATCCTCATGGCAGCAGGCCAGCAGGACGACGACAAGCGCATATACATCCTTGGGCACACGCAAGAGGATGACGCAGGCCGCATCAAGGCCAAGACCATCGGCAAGCTCTTGGATGAAAAAATCACCATAGAGGGTCTGCTGACCATCGTTCTGCGCACGGCGGTCATCAATGAACAGTACCTGTTCAGCACGCAGAACAACGGCAGCGACACCGTGAAAAGCCCCATGGGCCTTTTTGAAGATCCGCACATACCCAACGACCTCAAGGCTGTCGATGACGCCATCTGTAGCTATTACGGCATCGCCGCCACCGCCTAACCAACCCGCCCGCACCTAGCGGGCTTTTTTGTCCCCAAGCGAACCCAAGAAAGGCTATCGCAACCATGTACACAATCGACCCAACCGCAGCCCGCGAGGCAGAGAACTTCTCTAGCTTCCTGTCCGAGACTGGCAAATACAAAGGCAAGTTCATTCGCGCAGAAAAGCTCGTTAGCTCCAACAAAGGCACCCACGGCATCGGCTTTACGTTTGAGTCCGACAGCAAGCAGACAACGCGCTTTGACCTCTGGACCATGAACGCCCAAGGCGAGCACCTGATGGGCTTCAAGACACTGAGCGCGATCATGGCCTGCCTCAAGCTCAAGAATCTGGCTGTGGGCACCGGCCCTGTGGAGCGCTACGACTACGACACCAAGCAGCGCAACACGGTGCAGGCAGAAATCTTCCCCGACCTGCTGAACAAGCCTGTGGGCCTGGTGCTGGTCAATACAGAGTACGAGAAGATGCGCGAAGGCCATAAAACCGGCGAAACCGGATGGCGTCTGGAGCTGGTCGCGCCGTTTGAGGC